CCTCCATAATCCCGGATCATGCCACACACACAGTGCGGCTGATGCGTAGTATGGTCATAACAGCTCTGCACGCTGTTTTCCTCCGTGGCCCTCGATGCGAGTACCGGCCCAGTATACCTGGGCCCCTCATACACCGACATGCCACAGAACTGGACAAACCGCTCTTGATGGATCCAGTTGAACTCAGACTGCAGGCCACACATCCTGGACACACAGTCCACGAAGGCGGCCCCATACCCGGTTTGACCACCGGGGAATCTGTCAACCACATCCGCGTCCACGAACCCAAGGCCGTCATCCCCTTCCACGAAGTGGGCCACGTGTACCCACCAGTCTGCCACCCCGACGCGAAGCATTAATGTAGCATGTACCACCATGCACACGGCACGGTTGATAATGCCGTTGACAATACTTGTCACGGCTATGCCAGACAGCATCGTGCCCCAATTTGAGACACGAATGCCACTCCTGCTACGCGCCACCCAGTAAAACAACTGGGTAAAAAGCTCCCTTGCGAACTGTGCATCTTCTGCGACAGCATATAACAAGAACATTTCATAGGCCGCAAGCAGGTGCTCCACCCGCAGCAGCCCATCCCACGTCTTGAAATCGTTGTCGTACTTGTACATGCGCATTCCCGCATAGAGCCTCTCGAGAACCAGACTCACATATGGCCCAACAGCCATAGGGATGAGGCCCTTAACCATGAACACAAAGTGATCGCGGCATGACCCAGCTTCAGGGTCTTGTATCCAGTTATCACGCGCCACCACGAGCCCGTGCTCTATTGGCCCAGAGACCTGCTTCTGAACAGAACGCATTGAGAAATCTGGCGCGATAATTCCCCGCTCCCTCTTAGCTGCAGCTTCCACCTTCTGGAAGATGCCAAGGGTATAGGGGAACTTCACGTTCCGACTCTCCACGGGATCTGCGCCGAGGGTGCGGGTTAACGCCGCCCTCTCCAGCATGATCCGCTTGCGCACTGACGAAGGATACGCGTCAGCCACCTTCTCCAGAGGCCAGAACCCGACAGCAGCGAACCCGTGCTCAGTCATAGAGCAAACCACCTCGACGTTGACAAAGTCTTTCAAGACTACCAACATCGACTCCAGGTCTATCACGGGACGCACAATGCAATGCCGGGTCCAGGCGGCCACAGTAAGACCCTCTTGTGAAACCAGGGCTGAAGTAGCAGTCATCTCTGATGCAATACTCACGCCCGGGTTACGAGGCTTCTTCAACATGTAGCTTGCGAACTGTACTGACGCGCCACGGTCTATCACGGGGACGGTCTCCAGAGTCTGAGTGACGGGGAGCTTGAATGTGATACGGGGCTGTATAATGCCCTGAGTACCACCACTAACCTTGCGCCACACTCTCTCATACCACTCCCCGCCGTAATGGTTCGATGCCGAAATGAACTTTGCAACCGCCGACATCTCGCCACTCACGTTCCGTGCCAGAGCTAATGCCCTAACACCCAGTGTAAAAACACGGGCATGGGCAGGGTTGGATCCCTTGGGCACACTATGTGACAGGGCACGGTCGCTGACGGCTAGGGCTTGCAACATATCGTTGCTTGGATTGCCCCAGATATCCCAGCGGCCAGCGAGACGCATCTGCTCCTGGTGAACGACGGCCAGACTGTCTAGCACGCCAAACCCAAGGATCCTACTGCCCACTACCAGTAGGTACGCCATTTCAGGTACCCAGCTGGTGTAGGCGCATACGTCATCACCCATGTCCATCTCCTTTGCCCAGAAGCCTTTGCGCCACGTCAGCCTTTCATGTTCTTGAAATAGTGAGTCATGATAAGGCCGGTGGACCAGGTAATACTGATGGAGAGGGTTGGCCCCAACACACTCAATGGTGGCAACCCTCCCTTCAACTTCACAAAACCTGGCCTCTGCCCAGCCATACACCCTCTCAACCTCATGCTTACCATCCTGGTAGCGATGGTAAACCCCAGGTATCTTGCCCGGGATAACCACCAAACTTACCGGATCATCAGACAGGGCGGAGTTCATGACCATACTTGGCCCGCCATCACCTGTGACATCAATACACAGGACGAAATCGGCGAAGCCAGGCTGGACAAGCAGCGCATATTCCTCTGGCAGGAATGTGCTCGTTCTTGATACTACGACCACAGCGGTGGTCAACCCAACGCTTCTTGCACTTGCATCGTGCAACCACCGCATGAAGGACGGGACGTTATCGAAATTTGGTACGTCCGACCCATACCTCATGCGGTCATCTCCTTGTAAGAACCACGCGTGGAACACCCGCTGCTCATCTCCTTCATCAGGCCCCAAGTGCCAACCCACAGGATCCCCGTTAACCACAATAACTTGGTCAACGAGGTCCAGTAGGGAGCTCAGGACATGATGGCCACACAGACCACTGAGTCCAGCATGGCCATAGCCCTTAAGACCTTGGGACAGCATAACGGGCCCCACACGCACTCTGGAGAGGTTCGGGACAGGCAGTTCCAGACGAAGTGAGGTTGGCCAGCGGGCCATATCTTGCAGGCCCGCTGCTACCTTGTACTCCACACTTCGTGCCAGGTGTCGCCACACCCGTGAGCCCGCATAGGCACTGATGGCCAAGGCACACAGCAGCGTCACAACCCAGCGACCTTCCACGAGCAAGTGCATCAGAAACGTCAGAATCCGAAGGCAAGCGAATGCACTTCGGAGAAGGAGGAGAATCACGCTCATCAAAGCTCGTGTCATCACTGTACCGCCGTTTAACAGCTCGTACAGAAACTCTTCGATGTCGCGCTCCATCCAGAAGTAGGGCATGTCGGTATACTCGTGCATC